ACAATCAATCGGACACCTTCTCGAAGCCGTAATGCATCTCCATGCATGGTATGAAGGAGAAGAAGCAGAGGGAGAAGTCGTGGAAGAAGAAACAATTATAGAACGCGCAGCAGGATCAGATAAAGAAATGAAACCTGCTAAAGATGAAAAGAAACCTGATTTTCTAAAGCGCTGCAAAGAAGCAGGTATGGATGATGACGCTGCCAAGGCTTGCTGGGATAAGTACATGGCCGCAGACACCGATGAAGTTGATGCAGAAAAGTCTGCTGAGATTTCTAAGTGCCTTGAGTGCGGATGCAACCAACCAGGAACCGATCACGGTCTAACAGTAACTAACGATTTTGCGAATGTCGCAAAGCCATCTCATGTAACAACAGCCGAGATGTATGCGCCAGGAGAAACTCCTAAGTCAGCCGAAGGCGAAGAGCCTGAAGTAAAGGCTAACGATGAGGAAGTAAAGGCTGAGGAAGTTGCAGAGGAAGCACCTGCCACCGAAGCCGTAGAAGCAACAGAGAATTCTGCTGAAGTTAACCCAGCAGATGTAGAAGCCATCGTAGAGCAGGTGGTCAAGAGTGCAACACAATCTCTCAAATCAGAGATCGCGGAATTAGTTGCTGCAAAAGAGGCAGCGCTTTCCAAAGCGGTAGGTTTAGAGGCTGAGTTGGAACTTGCCAAGTCTCTCGCAGTGGCTGGTGGCCCAAGCCGTACAGCCAAGCCGATCAATGTGAAAACAACGAACGACTTGCTAACCAAGGCTGCCATTTACAAAGCGAAAGCAAATGCAACAACCGACCCAACACTTGCTAAAGGCTACAAGACCCTTGCTGAGGAATTCTTAGCAAAGGCCGCTGAAGCCGATAACAAGTAACCTACCGAAAGGAACAAGCCCCATGGCAACAGAAATGCCAAAGGCTGCCGATCTCTTTGACGGTGCTACACCTTATGAAGCAGCGCAAAAGATGGAGGAGTACACCGATCTACTCGGAAAGTCCCTATCTAACGCTTCTCATGTTCCAGGACAAGCACCTACACAAGATCCAATGGCAGCAATGGAAGCCCTTGCAGCATCTAAGTCTTTGACTGCTGATGCAGCAGCAGGACTTCAGAATGCGCTCGCAGCACAACGCCTAGCGATGCAGGACATTCAGAAAGAAATCACTACAACTTCACCTCTTAGCACATCTTTCGCGGCATTCGACCTCGAAGCACCTGCTAAGTTGCTGACACCACGCCCAACTCCACTCCGTAACCGCATCCCTCGTAAGAAGGGTGTCGGTACTTCACACCGTGTCAAGAGAATTCTTGGTTACACAGGTACAGGAACTGGTGGACAAGGACAGATTTGGCCAGGTATTACTGAGACAACTCAGAATAACTTTGCACCAGGCGGAGCCAACGGCCTCTACCTAGAGCGCGGTCCACAGATCTCTTACACAGCAGATGATCTAGTCTTGCCATACAACTCATACTCTCTATCTGATCAGGTTTCATTCGATGCCAACTTCTCAGGCCTCGGATACCAAGACCTTCGTCAGTTGTCATCAACATCAACACTTTATGCAACAATGTTGATGGAAGAGCGCATGATGCTTATGGCACGCGGAACAGCAAGCGGATACTCAGGCGCTCTAGCAGCACCTACATTCACTCTTGCTTCACCTGTCGCTTCAGGATCACAGACAGCACTCGCTGCAACAACTTACTATGTGAATGTCACAGCAGACGCAGGTATTTCTGCTAACGGCTTCGGCGAGTCAATCCTCGGAACAGAAGCAAACACAGCAGTTGCATCAGGCGATGTTCTAACAATCACCGTAGCAACAGCAGTAACAGGCGCACTTGGTTACAACATCTATGTTGGAACAGCAACAGGCGCTGCAAACCTCAAGTACCAGGGAACTCTAAAGGGAACTGGCACATTCACAATTCAGGGTGCTGGCGCAGCAGGTCTACTTGGTAACAACGCAGCATTCACAACAACAGGTGCAGCAGCATCTCGCGCAACGGCAGACACATCTGCTTATGCAACAGGTTATGACGGCATCCTTCCAACAGTCCTCGGACCTAACACAGGCTTCAACAACGCGATCAACTCTGCGTTCAGCACCTCTAACCCAGGCGTTGAATTCCAGAATGTATTTGCGAACCTTTACCAAAATGTAAAGGCTGATCCTGACATGGTTCTCCTAAACGGAAACGATCGTAAGCAACTCTCAGATGCGATCAAGAACGGCTCAACAGCCAACTACCGTTTGGTAATCAACGATCCAGGCGCAGGTGGAACTACTTACGGTTCTATTGTTACTGGCCTACAGAATGAAGTAACAGGCAAGGCTGTTGATCTCATGGTTCACCCATGGCTCAACCAGGGCGTTGCTCCAGTTCTTTCATTCACACTCCCAATCCCTGACACCGAGGTTTCAGATGTTTGGGCAAACTTCCTCGTGCAGGACTATATGGGGATACAGTGGCCTGTCACACAATTTACCTACGATTTCTCCACCTATTTCCGTGGAACCTTCTTCTGCACCGCTCCAGCATGGAATGGCGCAGTCTCAGGTATCGTAAACGCTTAACAACTGAATAAAGAAGGAGGGTGCGTCAGATAGTGGGCGCACCCTTCTTTATTCCAAAAAGGAAGGGATTATCATGGGCAGATATGTAGCACCTGACCGAGGTGTTAAAGAAACGGTAGTAGGCGGCAAGAGTTACTTTCCCGATCGCAGCGGTATCTACAATGTAGAAAGTCCGAGTGCGGGCAGGGCAATGAAGGCAGAGGGCTTCTTTGAAGCATCTCTTAATCCTTACAGCGCTGGCGACCTCTCAAGAGGATTTACTTGCGTAGAATGTGGCTTTAACGGTTGGTTTCGCAAATGCGGTCGTTGCGGAATTGAGGCCAAAGACATCCCGCGAGATGGAGAATAAATGACAACAGGCGTAACACTCGACACTTTCTCCGAGCGGCCATATTTGACGGTTGCGGAGTATAAGAACGCTCCGACTTCGATCGACTATGACAACCTGGTGGTCGGTGGAAACGCTGCTGCTCAAGACGCGGAGTTGGCTCGGGTTATCCTTCGCGCTTCATCTTTCATGGATGAATATTTGAACCAAAACCTGGTGGCTAATCGCCAAACAGAAACCCAGCGCACTCGCTTCACTCCGCAGGGTTACATCTCCCTGCATCCAAATCAAAGCCCGATCATCTCGTTGGAGTCTTTTTACTACGGCCCAACGCCAAACCTTCTGTCGGCTTTGACCGACTGCTCAACCGCCTGGTTCGAGGCTCAACAGGTTATTATCCCGATCTCATCCATGGCTTTGAACTGGTCAAGCCAGGGTCCTTTGGCCTTCGGTGGCGGATCGCCAACTCAGACAATCTTTACTAAGTACACCTATGTAGCGGGCTTCGTCAACAACCCGATCGTAAGCGCCACAGCAGGGGCCTCAAGCCTTGTTGTTGAGCGGGCGACTGGAATTGTGGCTGGCCAAATGCTGCGTATCTTTGATGGGGCTAACACCGAGACTGTTTATGTTTCTAGCGCCTATACCTATGGCAGCACAACCGTTTCTTTGGCTTCGCCTTTGCTTTATACCCACGCCGCAGGAACTCAAGTGAGCAACCTGCCCAACGCGATCAAGGAAGCGTGCATCTTGATCACCACCGCCTTCATTAAGGTTCGAGGCGACAACTCTTTAACCATGAACATCACAACCCAGCCGCAAGCGAGTCTGCCAGGGGCTACACGCTACGGCGGTGAGATCAGGTTGGCTTTGGACATGGTCGATAAGTACCGCAGGATCAGGTAATGGCTGGCCGCGTAGGGGTCCGAAACACGCTCGCGGCGTTTATTTCCAACCCACAAATTCCAAACCTCAACCAGGTTTTTACTTCCTTTCCCAAGCGCATCAACTACCAGGTCAACTCTCAGCCTGGGCAATTGACTCGTTCGGCCGTTGTCATTTTCATCGCGGCTGAAACAGAAACACGCCTTGCGATCGGTGGTGCGCATAGCGGTTGGAAGCGCGTGGATTACACACTTGTTTTGCAGATTTATACCCACTCCATGCATCGCAACGCTGAGGATGTAATGGATGATTTTGATGTGCTAGTCGACAACATCAAAGAGCGGCTGCGTTCCGACCACAATTTTGGCGACCCAACGGGTAACCTAGTGTGGCAAGGAGCCGAACCGATCATCAATGCACGCTACGGAGAAGTCTCAACTACCAATGAGGGCGCTTCCGAAGTGTTTGCTGAGATAGAATTCGATGTTACTGAAATGATCCAAGCATAGGAGCAAACATGAAACTGAAATACAATGGAACAGATGAACGAGTGTTCCCATCGCTGGGGATCACAGTAAAACCAGGTGACGAGTTTGACGCACCCGAAGGCTTTACACACCCTGATTGCGCAGCACCAGGGGCAGCGAAGCCAGCAGTACCAACACCAGCCCCAACTAAGTCTGCCGCGTCAGACTCCGACTCTAAGGAGAGTGAATAATGTCAGTACAACAATCCGTACGCTCGTACCTGGGTATCGCTAAAGAAGCAACCAAGGGTACGATCGTTGCACCGACCGATTTTATCCCAGTAGCAAAAGACAACATCAAGCCAGTCGATGTTGTTGATCCGCTCTACGACACAGGGCTTCGTGGCTCCAATGTTGTGAACTACAACTACCTACAGGGCCGCACACGCTCAACCTTTGACTTCGGCGGCGCAGTATTTGCCGACACAGTTGGTTACGCGATCGCAGGGCTTCTTGGATCGGTTGCTACAACAGGCGCTTCAGCACCTTACACACACACGATTTCGCTTAAGAACAGCCTCACATCAGGTGCAGACGATCAGCCAATTTCATACACTTTGACTGACTTTTACGCAGCAGATGTTCGCTCATACCCAGGCTGCCAGTTCAGCGACTTCTCTTTGAAGTTTAACGCTGACGGAATGCTTGAGTACGATACAAAGACAACAGGCTGGCAGTCATCAGCAGTTTCTGATCCAACCCCTACATTCTCAACGCTTCTACCAACACAGGTATGGCGTGGAACTGTAAGCATCGGTGGCTCTGCCGTTTCCAACTCAATGACTGGAAACATCGACATGGCTCGTTCAGTCACTCCTGTCTATGGCATCAGCGCAACTCAGAACCCATACAACATTTTCTTGGGACCTCTAGAGGTAACAGGCAAGATCACTTTCATCATGGAAGATGACACAGAACTAACTCGCTACCTCAACAACTCACAGCCAGCCATCGTTCTTAACTGGGCATACGGCGCGGGTGCGGCAGCGGTTCAACTCCAAGCCACAATCACTAAGGGCGCTTATACAGCAGCCGTTATTGAACGAGGTGAGGACTTTGTGCAGGTCTCAATTGATCTAAACGGCCAGGGAAATACAACTGACGCTGGATCAACAGGGGGCTTTGCGCCAATCAAGTGGGTTCTACAGAACGCGAAAGCATCAGGAACCTACGCATAAGGTCAAGAGCAGGGGGATTGGTTGATGGCGTACGCCTTCCCGCCATCCCGCCCCCTGCTCCCCAATAAGTTATGATCTAAGGAAGGCAAACTAATGGAGGCAAAAATGGCTGAGAAAATAACACTACCTTCGGGTGTAACTGTAACAATGAAGGACCCTAAATCATTACGCGTCAAGGATCGCAAGCGCGTTCTAAAGACAGCAGATGTTGAAGGCGGAGATCTAACTCGCGCCATGGCTTTGGGCGATGCTTTGATTGCAATGCTTATTGAGGACTGGTCTTTGGACCTGCTCATTCCTGCTCTCAAGATCGACAACTTGGATGAGTTGGAAATGGCCGATTACGATGCTTTGGTTGATGCTACAAAGGATGCGCAGAAGTATCTGTTCCCATCTTTGGGCGAAACACCTGAGAACGAGCAAGACCCAAAAGCGGGTACCGACAACTCGAACGCTTAAGGTGGTGGCTTGAGGGTGGCGAGCGCCGACCTGATCTTGAGTACCCCGATGAGGAGTGGTACTACTTTCAGTTCGCTGATCGCTTTGGATGGACACCCGCGCAAGTGGATGATCTACCCGCAGGGACCGCTGATTGGTTGTTGGGAATAGCAGCAACTGTAACTAAGATGCAAAGCGAGGTGCGCGAGTGACAATTGAGTTCACAAACCTGGCTCAATTCTTGGCTGCCTTCAATAGAACGGAAGCAGATCTAAACAACGCTGCTCGTTATGCGATCGGCATGGCTGCGGCTTCAGTTGAACGCCAAGCCAAAAAGAACGCTAACACAGGCACGCACCCACGAGGACAAGGCCACATCCCTGGAACTGGACCTGGTCCGAATGTCATGACGGGTAACTTGCGCCGCTCTATTTATTCGCAAACAAAGATCGGCTTCGGTAATAGTTATGTTGCTGAAGTTGGTGCTTCCATGGTTTACGCACGCGCAGTTGAACTAGGACTCCCTGAATGGAAATCGGGAGTAAAATACCCTTATCTTGCTCCTGCCGCTGAAAGCCTGAAACAATCAGGTAAACTTAACAGGACATTTACTGGCGCATTCGTGCAATACCTGAGGGGATAAGAGATGGCATCTACGCTTCCTCCGCTACTTATCCAACTAGTAGCCGATGTAAGTCAGTTAAAGACAGGCCTTGCTCAAGCACAGTCCGCGATCAAGGGCGTAGATGACAATGTAAAAAAGAGCAGCACAGGCATGAGCAACTTTGTGGGCAACCTCAAGAAGGTTGGCGCTGCACTTGGTACCACATTTGCGGCTTCTCAAGTTGCCGCATTTGCTAAAGAGTCGATCATGGCCGCAAGTAACATGGCCGAGTCCTTGTCTAAAGTGCAGGTTGTATTTGGTGAGGGCTCGGCCGAAGTCGAGGCCTTTGGTAAAAGCGCTGCGCAGAACTTAGGTATCTCAAACCAGGCTGCTCTCGAAGCGGCTGGAACTTACGGCAACTTATTCCAGGCATTTGGCTTGGGACAAGCAGAGTCGCAAAAGATGTCTACCAGCCTTGTTCAATTGGCTGCGGACATGGCATCGTTTAACAACACATCCATCGATCAAGCCATCACCGCTTTGCGTTCAGGTTTATCAGGTGAAACAGAACCTCTCAAGCGGTTCGGTGTTGCCCTTTCAGAAGTTCGTCTGAAAGAGGAAGCCCTGCGAATGGGTCTGATTAAAACAACAAGTGGAACTCTGCCTGTTGCGATCAAATCTCAGGCGGCCTACTCATTGATCCTGAAAGACACGGCTTTGGCGCAAGGCGACTACGCCCGCACCGCCGATGGAACCGCTAACACGATGAAAACCCTGCAAGCCAAAATGGAGGATGCAAAGGTCGCACTTGGCGATGCTTTGATGCCAGCCTTCCGTGGGCTGTTGAAAATATTAGACCTGCTCATTCCTGTGCTTACCAAGGTTGGCGAGTTCTTTAAGGAGAACCAGGCCGAGGTCAAAGCCTTTGCGATCACCGTGGGTGTGTTAGGCGCTGCTTGGGGTGCATACACGGTCATTATAAAAGCCGCGATTATCCAGCAGAAAATACTCAACCTAGTTCAGAAACTGAACCCGATCGGCTTGATTGTGATCGCCGTGGGACTTCTTGTTGCTGCGATGGTGAAACTATGGAATAGCAACGAGGCCTTTAGAAAAGCCGTGATCGCGGTGGCCAAAGTCGCTCTCAATGCCTTTGCCGCAATTATTCCTATGGTTGGGGAGGTCTTTGAAGCAATCATGAAAGTGGTAACAGGGCCTTTGCGTGCCTTTTTGACCGCGCTTTCTAAACTTCCAGGAGTTGGTAAATATGCCAAGGCTGGCCTGGACATTATGAATAAAGGTTTGAACGGCATCAGCGACTTTGCTAAGTCTGCGGCAAATAAAGCCAAGGAACTCTCCGCTGGCCTAGACAAGATGGGCGCTGCTGCTGAAAAGAATGGCAAGAAGGTAGACAAAGCAACCAAAGGTGCAAAAGATAAGCCAGGCGGTGTTGATCCAAAAACAGCAGAAGCGGCCAAGAAAGCGGCTGATGAAGCAAAAGAACGCGCCGAAAAGATGCTGGACATTGAGACGGATTTCATTAACAAGTCGATTGACGCGCATGAAAAGTATCAAGAAAAGGTGGCTGATTTACACAAAGCCTACGGAGAGGCAATCGCCGAGGCTGAGGAAGCCGATCGCGAACGCCGCGAGGATGCGCAAAAGACTTACAACGCTGCCGTTGAGGATGCCCAAAAGGTTCACACCCAGGCTATGGTGGACATTGCCAAAGATTACGCAAAGAAAACTGCTGAGATCGAAGCAACTCTCCAAAGAAAAATTGTAGATCTTAAAAAAGCAGCGGCTGATAAGTCGGCCGATTTACGCGCCAAGGCTTCTGAAAAAGAAGCATCTATCATTCAGCAATCCGTTAACCGCCTACGCGATGCTTTTGCATCAGGCACATCATTCAGTTTGACCGAGGCTTTTAAGGGCAAGACTTCAGGCGGCTTGTTAGATCAAATGAAAAAGGAACTCAACGAAGCCAAGAAACTACAAGAGGGCGCTGCCTTCCTTGCGGGCCAAGGCTACGCTCAGACCTTTATCGAGCAGGTGGTGAAGGCTGGGCCTGAAGTCGGTAATCAGATGATCGATGAGTTAAAGAAATCCTCACCTGAACAACAGAAAGAAATACAAGACACCTTTATGAGCCTGGAGTCCATCCAGGACACAGGCTTAGACGCTTTGGCTAAATCCATGAGCAACGGAGCCAATCTTGCGACCTCTGAGTTGCGCCAGGCTTACGATCAAGTGGCAATTGATCTCAAGGAGTCTTTGGCAGAAGTTGATCGCGAATTGCTGGCTTCTTTGGCCGAGGCTCAGTCTGAATACACGATGGCAATGGAAGCGGCAAAGGCGGACCGAGATGCTCGTATGTTGGAAGCCTCTAATGCATTACAAACCGCAATTGCAGAAGCCAAGGCTCGCCTTGAGACTTCTCTTGCCGAGTCCGCTGCGATATTAAAGAAGGCCCGCGAGGAAGCCCAAAAGAAACTCAATGAAGGATTAGCCGAAGCGCAAAAGGTTCTACAGAAATCTCTGCTTGATGCTCAACTAGCCTACGAGAAAGCCATCGATCAAATCGCTGCATCAACTGCTGCAAAGTTGGCCGCTCTTAAAGCGCAACTTGCGTCTGTGGCTGCCGCAACCGCTGCCCTTCAGTCCGCACAGTCCGCTTACGCTTCAACTGCCGCTGCTGGCGGAACCAAAACTGCAACCTATGGCGGCGGCGCTATTACTTCAACTATTCCTGTGGTTACAGGCGGAACAACCACAAACATTGCTCAAACTTTTAACACAACAAAGGTTGATCCATCTGATGTTCACCTTGCTACTGTTAGCGCAATTAAGTATGGAGAAGCCGTGACCGTTAATACAACAACCCTGGCAGGAATTATGGCTGCAAGCGGAACCACATCTACTGCTTCAAAAACCAGCGTGCCTAGAGGCGCTGGCGGCGGCCGCTACGGTTTGGTGATCGACTAATGCCAGCCGTAATTGCCAATTATTCGTTCTCATTTAACAACCAGGTCTTTGGCGGAACTGGATCGCCTTACCAAATCTTGAGCGTGGATGGCTTGGAAGGCTTGCCCGCCATTCGATCCCAAGATGACAACCGAGGCTACGCAGACGGTATGTTCTCGGGCCGCGACTTCTTGGGCGGCCGTTATATTTCCATGATCGTTCAGGTCTTGGGAAACGCTCAGGGATCGGCCCAGGCTAATCTGAACGCTTTACAGTTGGCCCTCTTGCCCCAGGCAAGCGGCACTACGCCCCTTTACTTTATCTTGTCAAACGCAGCAGGGGAGCAAGTCATAAACGCCCGCGTACGCGGCTTGAGCGCCTCTGTGGACCCCAACTACACCTACGGCTACATCGTTGCCCAGGTCAATTTCTTTTGCCCTGATCCACGGTATTACGACTCCAATATTCAGACCGCTACCCTAAATTACACTCCGCCTGGTGGCCGCACTTATAACCGCGTTTATAACCTGGTCTACGGTGGCGGATCGGTATTAATTACAACCAACATTGAAAACAACGGCTGGACTGCAACCTACCCAACAATCGTGTTGAACGGTCCGATCATCAACCCGATCCTTGGCAACCAAACCGAAGGCTTGGCTTTGAACTTTACTTGCTCATTGACCAACACGGACTATTTAACAATTGACTTATACAATAAGTTAATAACTTTGAACGGAAACCCTGCTCGAAACTTGCTGGCTTCGGGTCAATGGTTCTCTGCACAACCAGGGACTAACTTGTTCTACCTAACAGGCAACGCAGGTAGTACAGTAGTGGGTGTGACAGGTGCGACCGTGACTTGGCAATCGGCTTACATTTAGGAGAATAAATGACAGTTAGAACCCCGCCCAGTTGGTTACAGAATGGATCGCACCCTGCTGAGAATGATCGCCTAACAACCCAGGCGCTTTGGGCTACCACAGGTATTATCAACAGCGCTTCTTTACTTGTTCATCAAAACACTCCTGCGGGTCTTTCTGTTGTTGTCGACTCAGGTTGGGCCGCAATCGTTGGAACTACGCAAGCCAACATGGGAACTTATGTAACCTACAACGATGCAAGCGTTGTTCTTTCTTTGAACACAGCCGATCCAACCAACCCACGCATTGACCTTATTTGCGCAACTGTAAATGATGCGTATTACACAGGTTCGCTAAACAATGTGGTGCTTCAGGTTGTTGCGGGAACTCCTGCTGGATCTCCTGTTGCCCCAGCCCTTCCAGCCAACTCAATCTCGCTCGCAACTGTGGCCGTTGGTGCGGGCGCAACTGCTATTACAAACGCAAACATCACCGACACTCGCGTTTTGGTTACAACTAACATTCCTGAGTCGGGCGACATCAGCGCAGTCAACGCTGGCACAGGTCTTTCAGGTGGTGGGTCAAGCGGATCTGTAACTTTGGCTTTAGATTACAAAGCGGCCACAACACTAACAATTAACGCACAAACAGGGACAACCTACACAACGGTTGCGGCAGACGCTTCTGCAAAGTTAGTAACTCTAACTAATGCTTCCGCAATAGCCGTAACAATTGCTCCAAGTTTGTATGCCGTTGGCGAGCAGATCAACTTTGCTCAACTCGGCGCTGGTCAAGTTACATTCCAAGGCGGCGCAGGTGTCACAGTTGTTTCAACTGGAGCAACTGCTGCTACCCCTAAGTTAAGAGTTCAATACTCAACGGCCACGGCCATTTGCACAGCCAGCAACACATGGTTAGTTGTGGGTGACATTGCATGAGCCGCCTTGCTTTAACCCCTACAAATGTTCCTGTTTCAGCCACGGACATTTCAATCCCAACTCTTAGGGCTGGCGATCTTTACTACAACACAACCGAAGGCTTAAAGGTTTATACAGGTTCAGCCTGGTCTGCCATGGGCGTTCCGCCGTTGACTGAAGTAGATGCGGGTGTGTTTGATAGCATTGCCCCTTATAATGGTGGCGATCCAACAACGACTTCAACGCAAAGCATAATTGGAGGTACTCCCTGATGGCAGTTGTAACGCAAATTCAAGTACGCAGGGGAACGGCCGCTCAATGGACTTCCACTAACCCAACGCTGGCTGCTGGTGAGTTTGGCTTTGAGACTGACACAAACAAACTGAAGTGCGGCAACGGATCTACCGTTTGGAACTCTTTAACTTACATTAACAACGATGGTGACATTACAGGCGTGACCGCTGGAACTGGTATTTCAGGTGGGGGAACAAGCGGAACCGTCACAGTTTCTATTGACACTTCTGTAACCGCTGATTTATCAACAGCACAAACACTAACTAACAAGACTTTAACAACACCAACTCTAAGTGATCCAAAAATCAACCTGGCTTTTGATGCACAAACTGGCACAACTTACACAACTGTTCTAAACGATAACGGCCAAGTTGTGACCATGAACAACGCTTCGGCTAACACGCTGTCTATTCCAACCAACGCTTCAGTTGCTTATCCAATCGGAACACAAATAAATGTGCTGCAAATTGGAGCGGGGCAAACAACAATCCAGGCGGTCACAAGCGGAACAACAACTATTCTTTCAACAGGCGCTGCGGCAGCCGCTCCTAAATTACGCGCTCGCTACAGCATGGCCACTTGCATAAAGTCGGCAACCGACACTTGGTATGTTGTGGGAGACATCGCATGAGTCCAGTCTTAGGAATTATTGCCTCATCTAATCAGCAAGGCCGTGGTGGTGTTGTTGGTTCGTACGATGCTTTGGCTTCTTTTACCGTTCCTTCAGGTGGTCTTGCGTCAATAACTTTTGCAGGTATACCGACAGGTTATCGACATTTACAATTAAGAACATTTGTTCAACAAGCATCAAGCGGTGGATATGTTGAAATTCTTTTAAGCAATGCAACTTTTAATTATAGGCACTGGGTCTTTGGTAATGGAAGCGGTACTGCTTCTGCTGGCGCAGACACAACAAATGCGCCTGGTGTTTTTTCTACCGCTTTTTCAACTATAAATAATGGATTTGCTGGTTCTGTATTTGATATTTTAGATTATGCAACTACTAAGAATAAAACCACGCGTTCTTTAGGCGGTGCAGATAGCAATGGTTCGGGTTCGATGTATTTAATGTCAGGATTGTATACTTCTACAGGTCCAGTCACATCTATTACATTAAATGCTATTGTGCAAAACTTCACACAATTTTCTCGCTTCTCATTATACGGAGTGAAATAACATGGCTACTAATACTTATGTTGCTTTAGACACACAGACAATTGTTGGCACATCCACCACTTCAATTACTTTCACAGGTATAAGCGGTGCATACACTGATTTACGATTGATTATAAATTCTCAAAATCAGAACAGCACAAATCAACCTTACATTCAATTTAACTCAGATACTGGCACAGGCACAACCAATTATTCAACAACATCTGTACAAGGCAATGGATCAACAACTGCTTCCAATCGCCACACAAACAACATAGGTTGGTATCCAGTTCCAGGTCCAGGAGTTGGAACTACAGGTAACTTTCAACCTTGGATTGTTGAAATTATGGATTACAGCAACACCACAACATTCAAAAGCGGGCAAAGCAGATTTAATAACTCGGCATCTATTCTTTCTATGAATAGTCATTTATGGCGCAGCACAGCAGCAATCACTTCTATCACTATTACCGCAGAAGCGGGCGCTGGATACCTAGTGCCAAATTCCACATTTTCTTTGTATGGTATTGCTGCTGCTTCTGCTGCAAGTCCTAAAGCGACAGGCGGAACTATTTACGAAGATTCTACTTATTGGTATCACGCATTTGCATCATCAGGAACATTTACACCTAATCAGGCACTAACTTGCGATTACTTAGTAGTTGCAGGAGGCGGCGGCGGAGGCTCGCACAACAGCAATTTAGGAGGCTCCTCAGGCGGCGGTGCGGGCGGTTTACGCTCGACTGTAACTGCAACAGGTGGCGGTGGATCGCTTGAGTCACCATTATCTTTAATTGCGACTGCTTACGCCGTAACAGTTGGCGCTGGTGGTGCTGGCGCAGCAGGATCAGCCGCAGACGGCTCTGTTGGTAACAATTCTGTTTTATCAACGATCACTTCTGCTGGCGGCGGAATAGGCAGAAAATACACTGGTCCTAAATTTGTGGGTGGTGATGGTGGTTCGGGTGGTGGCGGTTCAGGATATTCCGCAGCGCCAAGCGGTGTTGTAAACCCTGGCGGTGCTGCAACACCAGCAGGACAAGGTTATGCGGGCGGCGGCGGTTGGTATAGCACATCGGTCGACCCACGCGGCGGTGGAGGCGGCGGAGCAGGTTCCGTTGGCGGAACTGCAAGTGACAGCGCATTTGGTGTTGGCGGAAGCGGTCTTGCTGTTGCGATCACTGGTAATTTGGTGACTTATGCAGGTGGTGGTGCTGGACCAGGTTGGACAACTAGCGTTCCTGGCGGTTCAGGTGGCGGCGGAGCGGGTATTTACAACGGAATAGGTGTTGCAGGTGCTGCTGGTCTTGGTGCGGGTGGCGGCGGCGGAAGCACACCAGGCGGCGGTAACGGTGGATCAGGCGTTGTTATTATCAGATACTTAAAGGCATAAAGGAGATCATCATGCCAGCAAATTATGTTCTCTTAGAAGAAGTCACATTAAGTATTGATACCGCATCAGTGATTTTAGATAACATTCCTCAAACTGGTTATACAGATTTGATTGTAATATGCAGCACGCGTTCCTCGGCAAGTGCTTCTGCTTGGTCAGACATTATTATCAAACCAAACAATTCAACTACTGGAATTTCAACAAGAGTTTTATACGGCACTGGTTCAACGGCTGCATCAACTACTTTTACTACTGGTATTCCCGCAGTAGGAGAAGGTAATGCAGGAACAACAAACACATTTGGAAATACAGAAGTTTACATTCCGAATTACGCATCTTCTAATTTCAAATCATTTTCTGCAAACTCTGTTTCTGAAAATAATGCTATCTCATCACTTAATCAAATAGGTACAATGCTGTGGTCTAATACATCAGCAATTACTTCATTAGTTTTCACAGATTTTGCAGGTGGTAATTTTGTAACAGGATCAACATTTTCACTTTACGGCGTAGCCGCATTAGGAACCACTCCTGTCATTATTCCTAAAGCATCAGGTGGAGATATTGTCACTAATGATGGTACTTATTGGTACCACGCTTTCTTAACATCGGGAGTGTTCACACCTGCTTTAGCGTTAAGTTGTGATGCTCTTGTTGTTGCGGGTGGCGGCGGCGGAGGTTGGAACTTAGGTGCGGGCGGCGGTGCGGGCGGACTTGTTTACACAACTCAATTGATACCTGCCACATCGCAAGCCATCACTATTGGCGCAGGTGGAACTGCTGGATTTCTTTCTTACGCAGAAGCAACAGCAGGAGGTAATTCGACAGTTGGATCATTGATAACTGCAAACGGCGGAGGTCGTGGAGGTTCAAGTTCCAGCACAGAGTCAATTCGTCTTGGTGGCGCTGGTGGTTCTGCTGGCGGTTCTGATGGGTATGCACCTGCGACTGGGACAACCACATTGACTGCTGGAGTAAATCCAAGTCCTGCGGGTCAAGGTAACGCAGGTGGCGGCGCTTACGGAAATAACCTAGCGCCTTATGGAAATGGAAATGCTGGCGGTGGCGGTGGAGCGGGCGCTCCAGGTGGAACTGGATCAAACGGAAGCCCATGGCAAGGCGGTAATGGTGGTAACGGACTTGCCTATAACGCTTTTGGTGCGGCCACATCTACTGGACAACTTTCAAGCGGCAGTTACTATTATGCTGGAGGCGGTGGTGGCGCAAGCCTTTCAACAGGAACACAACCAACTGGAGGTCTAGGTGGCGGCGGCTTAGGCGGCCGTGACGGTAATGAATTTCCAACTGCTGGAACCGCAAACACAGGTGGTGGCGGTGGTGGTTCACGCGGAAATAACGGTAATGGAACCAATGGTGGTTCGGGCATAGTCATTATTAGATACACTGTGGCATAAGGAGATCACATGGCGCATTTTGCAGAAATAGATGAAAACGGTGTAGTGCAGCGGGTGCTTGTTGTGCCTGACGCTCAAGAACACCGTGGGCATGAATTCTTGGCTGACGATCTTGCACTTGGCGGCACATGGGTGCAAACAAGTTACAACGCTCGTATAAGAAAGAATTACGCTGGCGTTGGTTACACCTTTGACGCAGATCGTGACGCTTTTATTGCTCCGCAACCTTACGCATCCTGGATTTTGAACGAGGACACCTGCCAATGGGAAGCCCCTGTGCCATACCCTACTGACGGCGTTCTTTATATTTGGAACGAAGAGACTACTGATTGGGAGGCCGTAAATGGCTGAAACACCAAAGAAACTAATTGTTGATCTTGCTAAAGGCACACAGGAATATGTCGATCTGACACCTGCCGAACTTGCTCAGCGCGATCAAGATGCGGCCGCTTATGCGGAAGCACAACTACTACGCGAACAAGATGCTGCCGCAAAAGAGGCTCTTAGAGCGTCTGCTAAAGCAAAACTTGTTGCTGGCGAACCCCTAACAGAGGATGAAGCAGCCGTACTGGTAATCTAACGGTATGCCTACAACGACATACCGTTATCTGTTCGTAGACCTTCCTACCAACACAATCATTGCTGAGTTGCCCTTAACGGCTGTGGCTTTTACTCAGCAGTTAAACCAGGCTGGAACTTTTACTGGTCGCCTTCTGCTATCGGGAGTCAACGCTGCCGCTTTTAATATCGACGCTTCCACAATCCCAGGCAAGTGCGGCATTTATGTAGACCGCAACGGCATCTTGGTATGGGGTGGAGTGATTTGGGGTCGCACTTACAACAGCGCCGATCAGACCCTGACCTTTAGCGCCCGCGAATGGATCTCTTACTTTGAGCGCCGCCGCATAACACAGACGGTTAACTTCAGCGCTATTGACCAGTTAGTGATTGCCAAGACCCTCATGGAGGATGCGCAAGATGCACCTTATGGCGACATTGGAGTTCTTTACAATACCGCAGGGCAAACCTCATCAGGCGTTTTGATTGATCGCGTGTATTACGGCTACGAACTCAAGGGCGTGTTCAACGCCATCCAGGATTTATCACGCCAGGATGACGGCTTTGACTTTGACATTTATATTGAATATGACGGTGTAACTGGGCTTCCAACTAAGGCTTTCAATACTTACTATCCTCGCAGCGGAACGGCTTATGATCCAAATGACCCCGAGGCTGTTGTGTTTCAGTTCCCTGCGGGCAATGTTGTCGAGTACGAATACCCCGAGGATGGATCAATTGCGGCCAACACAATCTACGCTTTGGGCGCAGGTTCTAATGAAGGCAAGTTAATCTCCACCGCGCAAAATCTGTCCTTTCTAACCGATGGCTGGGCGCTTCTTGAGGACCAAGCCAACTACTCCGACATCACCGATCAAACGGTGCTTGATGAGTTGGCCTCGGCCCAGGTGATTGCCGTGTCGTATCCGCCAACCACTCTCAAGATGGTTGTGCCGCCGTATGTGATACCTGAGTACGGTTCATACAAAGTTGGCGATGATGCTCGCGTGCTGATCCAAGACAACCGCTTCCCCGAAGGCCTAGATGAGATTTATCGAATTGTAGGCATCTCGGTGCAACCTGGTGAGGATGGCCCTGAACGCGCTACTCTTACTTTGACCCAGGGTTCAGGAGAAGCGTAATGGCCTACATCAACCAACCACCAGCCTTGCAGCAGATGTTTGCCGATCTCGACAGCCGACTGCGCAAACTGGAAACGGCGCAACGCTTCACCGCCCCTGATGTTACAACCGAGCCAACCTACCCACGCGTAGGCGACATCATCTTTGATAACACCGAGGACTTGATGAAGTATTGGAACGGCACAGCCTGGATTGAGTTTGCCGATAACAACCTGGGAACATCAATTGTTGTGACCACAAATGCTACGCTGAAAACGGTCAACAACAACATTGTTTTCACAGGACAACCATTGACGATTGAGTCGCAGCGTATTGGCAAGATGATCACGGCCTACGCAGAGATTTTGGGAACAACTGTGACCAACTGGGGAACTGGGCAGATTTATTTTCAGTTGCCCGCAGGATTTCCAACTTTTGCCCATGAGGTTGTGTCGGCTGGATCAATTACAGATGGAGGCACGACCTACACTATCTTTGGAGTGATAGCCCAGGGTGATAACAAGATGTACCTGTGGCATCCAACTTCAAACGGTGGATCAGATACTGTAACTTATAACAAGCCAGCCGTTCTAGACGCAACTTCTACCATTGTTATAAATGGCGTTGCTTTGATTGCATAATTGTTATTATTACAACATGACACCTAATGAATGGCTTGGCATCGGAGTTGCCGTCAGCACCCTTTTGGGATCGCTGGCAATTGCGGTGCGCTTCTTAGTGAAGCACTACCTGTCCGAATTGAAGCCCAATGGCGGAGCAAGCCTTCGCGATGAACAGAACAGACAGGGCGCAACAATCAAACGGCTAGAGGATCGCATTGATGAGATTTATCGCCTACTCGTTAATCGCGCTTAGTCTTACAAGTTGCGGGTATCAAGGCTACACGCGTTATCCTTGCCAAGAATATGAGAACTGGACCAAAGCGGAATGCAATCCACCGCAATGTGAAGCAGTCGGTCAATGCACTAAGGACCTACTACCGAATGTGGAAACCGATGGCTAGAAAAAGACTCACACCCGAGGAATTGCACGCTCGCCTGATCGTCACTATTGGCATCCTACTTGCGTTGGTATTTGCAGGATCGGTCTTTGCCATGCTTTACGCTTTGGTATTTGTGACGCAACCTATGGCTCAAGCCCCTAACGATGCGGCGTTTATAGATCTAGTGTCGACTCTTTGCGTGTTTCTAACTGGCACCCTTTCAGGCATCCTGAGTGCGAATGGGCTAAAATCTAAACCAAAGCCAAAGGAGGGCGAAATCGATGAGCCAACGCGATGAGTTTGTAGAAGTTGCGCTGAAGGAAGTCGGCACGATTGAAGGGCCAAAAGATAACGAAACCAAGTACGGCGCTTTCACCAAGGCCAACTTCTTACCTTGGTGCGGATCGTTTGTGATGTGGTGCGCAAACCAAGTAGCGCTAAAGATCCCAAACTGCGTCTCTACTCAAGCAGGAGCAAAAGCGTTCTTAGACAAAGGCCTATGGCAAGCGGCCGAGGAAGCAACCCCGCTACCTGGCGACATTGTTTTCTTTGACTTTCCAGGCGATGGGATCGACCGCATTTCCCATGTTGGAATTGTTGTAAAAGACAACGGCAACGGCACGATCACTTGCGTGGAGGGAAATACCAGCCCTGATAAGAAAGGCAACCAAAGAAACGGCGGCGAATGCTGCTTGAAGGTTCGCGCTTATAAGAAAAAGAACGGCAGTAAATTAGTCAAATCGCAGCCTGTAGCAATTGTGGGCTTCGGTAAACCAAAGTTCAAGGAGACCAAATGAACGCAAAGTTAAAAGCAGCACTTGAGTCATACGCACGATCCTTTGTAGTCGCGGCGATTGCCGTCTATTCAGCAGGGGAAACCGATCTGAAAGCCATCCTTATTGCGGGTCTAGCCGCAGTTGCTGGCCCAGCGATCCGCGCAATTAATCCAAAGGACCCAGCGTTTGGCTTTATTGCTGACGCGGTTGATGTTGAGATCAAAGCGCTCGCTAAGAAGTCTAAAAAGAAAACCAAGTAAACCCAGCGAATTGCACCCGACTCTCTCCCGAGGTCGGGTGCTTTCTCTTTGTAAACTGTTAAGGTACCCTTTAGGCTCAAGGAGGCATCATTATGTTGAATGATAAATTCATAGAAATCTTGTCCAAGAGGCAAATTAGGCGCGGCTCAGAATATTGTGCCTACCAGGATTTGTATAACAAACTAAGCAAAGAGGACCAAAAGGCTCTCGATAATGCGTGGGCAAAGAACTACCCTACAAACCTCATTGTTCAAGCCTTGCGTGCAGATGGGCATAAGTGCAGTTCTGACACGATCCGACTTCATAGAAACGGCACTTGCAGATGTCCGAAAGAATAGATGCGCTGTTAAAAGAACGCGGCAGAATGTATGGCGAGGCCGTTGATAACTTCACGGCTGTTGGCAGAGGTTGGGGCGCAATCCTTAACATCGAGGACATTCCGCCCTACCAAGTCGCCCTGATGATGGACTTCCTCAAGACCATTCGTTGCGCGATCAACCCGATGCATGAGGACTCTTGGCAGGACAAAGCGGGCTATTCGGAACTAGGGAAACGGATCGCTCTCGATGAGTCTTAAAGATCAATTTGATGAGATGCCCGAAGGCGTAGAGTCCAACGATGTAAAAGAATTACGCCAGGCCATGCTTCGATTGCAGAAGCAACTGAAACAATCTAAAGAACGCAACGAGGACCTGGTCTTTGCCACTCGCCAAGCAGCCTACGATGCAATGCTTACTTTTGGAAAGATACCGCCAGTTCCAGCCGTGACTATTGATAAACGCAAGGCAAAGGGCGAAGTTGCGCTGTGGCACATGACGGATTGGCAAGGCGCAAAACGCACCGCAACTTATAACTCTCAAGTTATGCGCAGACGCGTGATGGAATTTGCAGAGAAAGCCGTCAGGATTACCGACATTCAACGCGCTGATCACCCTGTAAAAGAAGTAACAATTGCTTTTGGCGGGGACATGGTTGAAGGCTTGTTCAACTTCCCAAGCCAGGCTTTCGAGATTGATAGCACTCTATTTGAGCAATATGTAAATGTTTCGCGGCTTTGCGTGGATGTGGTCAGGTTTGCCCTGGCTAATTATGAAAAGGTCACCGTGGTCCCCGAGTGGGGAAACCATGGCCGTATCGGATCGAAGCGCGACAATGTTCCACGATCCGATAACTTTGACCGTATGTGTTATGAATTAGCCCATCAGTTGCTTCAAGGCGAAAAACGCCTGGTGTGGCAAGACTGCCCCGAGGACATTCAACGCATCGAGATCGGCAACTACCGAGCGCTCTTGATCCATGGAGATGAAGTTGGCCGCAACGGTTTTGCTTCTCCTGGCGCGATAGTTCAACACGCAAACAAGTGGCGCTCGGGTTCTTATCCTTGGGAGTTTAGAGATGTTTACATTGGCCACTATCACACGCACGCCGAGTGGTCGATGGCCAACGGACTGGGTGCGGTGTATCAAACAGGTTCAACGGAGTCCGACAATCGTTATGCGGGTGTGATGCTTGCGGCAAGCGCAACTCCATCGCAGCGGCTGCACTTCATTGATCCAGTCAAAGGTCGCGTGACTGCTGCTTACAAGGTTTGGTTAGATTGAGGCTTCTGCCGCATCCACAGCGTCATCAACAGAGTAGGAATGTTCCTTAGAACAATGTCCACATTCTTTGCACATCAGTCATCCTCATAGTCATCACCGTAATCGCTAGTGATCAACCTCATGTCAGAAATGTCGATGCCGTTATCTTTTGCTTTATCCATCGCTTCTTTGAAAGTGGAAAGGCAACGGCTAGTTAGATCGGTGACCATGTCGGGATATTGGGCCTCTGTTCCCAACTCAACGGCAAGGCCGCCTAGACGGATGGATATTTGTGAATAAGCCATGGTGGACCCCCTTTCTGAAATTATGCCTGTAATTACGCCTGTAATGTATCCGCCACGCCCGATCCAGGGTGCTTCCAATTGTCGGTGGGGTGTGCCAAGGTATGCCTTACAAGGGCGGAAGCCCCCCTACAGAAAGGAAGGCTCATGGCCGAGAAATACAGCCTTGAGGATTACGAAACGGTCGAAGCGCGTCTACGCCGTCTATACGAAAAATACCCAACAGCCCGATTGCTTACAGACCTGATCTACCAGGATGAGCGCCGCTTTATCTGTAAGACATTCCTCTACCTTGATCCAAAAGACAGCACCCCACATTCAACTGGCTATGCCGAGGAGATTGTTGGCGCTGGGTTTGTAAATAAAACATCAGCCCTTGAGAACTGCGAGACCTCGTCAATTGGCCGATGCATAAGCAACTCCGTTCTTTGCCTTGGCGCACCAGTTGGCAAGCGCCCATCGCAAGAGGAGATGCAAAAGGTCGAGCGCTACAAAGCAGAACCACGCAAAGCACCAGTCAAGAAACTCTCCTGGACCGATGATCAGTTGAAACTTGCCGAGGCAGCCATTCAGACGGTTGCAGCGATGAGCGACAAAGAGAAGTTGCGTGAGTTGTGGACTGGAAGCGCCGAGATCATTGACGCGCCAGTAAACGGAACCACCCTGAAGGATGTAATCAATGCACGCGTTGCGGAACTAAGTGCATGACAGGCGATCTTGAACTGCCGCTCACTCCATACGCTGGAACATCGGGCTGGTCGGGTACAACGACCAGCCACGATCGTGCAGTCCAAGAGGACACGGATGGAACTACAAAGGGCCGTCAAAATGTCACCTTGCGGATGATCAACGCATCCAAAACTTATGGAATGACCTGGAAAGAACTAGCAGATGAAACAGGCTGGCATCACGGCCAAGCCTCGGGCGTTCTTTCTGTTTTGCACAAAGAAGGATTGATCGAACGGCTTGCGGAGCGGCGTGGCAAATGTGCCGTCTACATCGGGTTAAATTCGGTCAACGGTCGCAAGACCTCAGTTCGTAAAATCAAAAGTTGTAAGCATTGTGGAGGCGAATTATGAGCGAAAAAGAAGCGGCGTTTTGGGATTGGTGGAACAAGATCGAGCCGTACAAAGACAACTACAACCTGCGCATGGCATTTGACGCGGGTTATGACGCTGGAAAAGGAGATGTGTGATGAGCGATAAAACTAAGAAGTTTGAACCAAGCGCTGGATTTGTGGTGTCGGTTCACATGAATAAGTTAGGGATCAGGGCTGTTGCCGCTGAGTTGGATGGGGTCTTTGCGGAGACTTTAGCCGAGGCTATGGATCGGGCTGGCTTTCAGTTCGTTCCCGATCCATTTAACCTGACCAACGATGCCAAGAAGGTGATCGAGTTGGAAGAGCGCCAAAAGACCGCTGGATTAACACTTGTAAAGGAGGCGGGCGATGATGACCCAAGTGGTGACACCCCAGCAAATTGAGTCGCGCCTTTACGCTTTATCAAAGGAAGTAGACGAAGCCCACCAGGGTTTGGTTGATACCGAGCGCGAGTTTCATCAGACAACGGCCGAGTATGAAATAGCGATGGCACGCACACGCATTTCTTTGGCCAGCAAGTCATCCCCGACTGGAAAGAATTACACGGTTGGCGAGCGCGAAGACATGGCGATTATTGAAAATGCCGACCAGCATTTTAAGATGGCAACCATGGAAGCCCAGGTAAAAGCCGCACGCGCAAATGTGCAGCGGTTAAAAACCCAGGTGGAGATCGCCCGCTCAATGTCGGCCTCAGTTCGATCCAGCATGGAGTTGTCATGAGCATTGATCCAAACGACTGGAAAATGGCAGAGCGCATTGCTGAGAACAGCAACATTTACAAAACACCTCAAGAGGTACTCAACGCTTTTGAAGCGTTTATGAAGCAAGTCCAAGACAACGAGGAAGGTCAAGACGATGATTGATTTACAAGGGATGCTTATCAAATCCCTGGAAGCCTACGACTCGCAGCGCGATCGTTCGCAACAGGTGGAAGTTGGACCTTCAAGTATCGGTGGATGTCGCCGTCAGGTTTATCACATCCTGAAACAAAGCCCAAAGGTCAACACCGAAACGGAGTCGCTTGCTTCGATTTTGGGAACTTTTATTCACGCAGGAATTGCAGACTCGATCAAGCGTGAGGACCCATTTGGGGACAACTTCATCATCGAGCAAGAGGTTACCTTTGGGAACCTTAAGGGCCATGTTGATCTATTCATTAAAGACCTCGGCCTGGTGGTCGACTGGAAAACAACCAAGAAAGCCTCCTTGCGTTACTTCCCCAAGATGCAGCAGCGATTACAGGTGCAGGTCTACGGTTATCTTTTATCGCAAAACGGACACGAGGTAAAAAATGTTTCTTTGGTTGCCATTCCACGCGATGGAATTATGACCGAGATCCGCGCCCATGTTGAACCCTACGATGAGAACCTGGCCCTGGAAGGTTTGGCTTGGCTCAACGATCTAAGAGCGCTTGTTGCTCTCAACGGACCCGCGCCCGAACCAACCGAGCGTTTAAGTTTCTGCGCCAATTACTGCGATTACTACGACCCGACTGGAGAAATTGGATGCCCAAGTATGAGCAAGTAGATTGGGATCAAGCAGAATGTCGTGGGGTTTACACCGAGTTGTTTTATCGAGTGGAGGAAGAGCGGAACCAAACCGCCTACCAATACATCAACGCAGTTCGATCTATCTGCGGGCGTTGCCCTATTCAGCGCGACTGCCTGTCCTACGCCTTTGGCAACGAGGACTATGGGGTGTGGGGCGGTTTGACCAGCCTGGAGCGGCGATCAATGGCCGAACCCGACAAGTACCCCATCCAGTTGCGCAGGGCGCTGGAAGCCTTAACAATGTTCGGTATTAGTTACAAAGAAGTGAGGGAAACTTATGAGCATTCGGTT